AGTTAAAGCACATATATTAGGTAAGTCTACTCCTGAAAGAGAAGACCAAGCTAATCGTGTACAAGAATTTATGAACTATCAAACAACAGAACAAATGCCTGAATACTTTGATGAGTTTGAAAGAATGCTGTTCCACCTCCCTTTGATAGGATCAGCATTTAAAAAAGTTTATTATGATGCAACATTAAAAAGACCAGTATCTGAATTTGTTCCAATAGATCAATTCTATGTTTCTTATTATGCATCTAACTTACATAAAGCAGATAGATATACACATATTATATATAGAAGTCCTGTTGATCTTGCAAAAGATATACGAGCAGGAATATATAGAGATGTAGATTTACCTGAAGCAACTAATCCTAATCCCACATCTTTCTCTTCTAAAATGGATACAATATTAGGATTATCACCAACAGCAGATAATGATCCTCAATATACATTACTTGAACAGCATTGCTATTTAGAAATTGAAGAAGATTATGCTCTTCCTTATATTGTTACAGTAGAAGAACAATCACAACAAATTTTATGTATTCGTAGAAACTATGAAAAGGACGATAAAAACCAAGAGAAAGTATCACACTTTGTCCATTATAGATTCGTTCCAGGATTTGGTTTCTATGGATTTGGTCTGATGCACTTCTTAGGAAACTTAACCATGACTGCCACAGCAGCTATGAGAAGTTTAATAGATGCAGGTCAATTTGCAAACTTGCCAGGAGGATTTAAAGCAAAAGGTGTAAGGATTGTTGGTGATAATGAACCAATAAGTCCAGGTGAGTTCAAAGAAGTAGAAGCAACAGGAACAGATTTGAATAAGGCAATAATCTCTCTTCCCTATAAAGAGCCTTCCCAAACTCTCTTTCAAATGCTTGGCTTTGTAACTGCAGCAGGACAGAAGTTTGCAGATAGTACAGAACAAATAGTTTCTGATGCTGCATCTTATGGACCTGTTGGAACGACTATGGCATTACTTGAAGCGTCAAGTAAGTTCTTCTCTGCTATTCATAAGAGATTACATAAATCTCAAAGAGATGAATTTAAAATACTTGCAAGAATCAATTATGATTATCTACCTTCAGAGTATCCATATGAAGTTCCTTTTGCTGAAAAGAGTGTAATGAAAAAAGACTTTGATGGTAGGATTGATGTTATCCCTGTCTCAGATCCTAATATTCCATCAAATGCACATAGGATGATGATTGCACAAATGGCTTTACAAATGGCACAGCAATCACCTCCTGGCATGTTCAATCTGGAAGCATTAAATAGAACAATATTAAATGCTGCTAATATGCCTAATCTGGAAGATATACTTCCACCAAAACAACAACCACAACAAATGGACCCAGTATCTGATATTATGGCAGCAACTAAAGGTATACCTATTGCAGCATTTGCTGGACAAAACCATGATGCTCATTTACAAACAAAGATGGCATATCTTCAAGATCCAGAAAATGGAGCTAATCCTATAATGGCTAGATTAAAACCAGTACTGGAAGCAAATATACAAGAACATTCTGTTATGAAATATCAAGAACAAATGAATGGAATGGCTAGAGCAGCAATGGAACAAATGCCACCTGAACAACAACAAAATCCTGCTGTTGCAGAAATGGCAATGGCTAGTGCAGCACAACAAGTATTAAATGCAAATCAAGCTATGGGTCAAGCTCAATCACCTGAACAACAAATGGTTCAATTAGAAACAGCTAAAGTAGAACTTGAAAAACAAAAATTACAAGCAACATCTGCTAAATATTCTGCAGATTCTGCATTAGATGCACAAAGATTAGAATTAGAAGAAGCTGAATTAATGATGGAAGCTGGTAAATCTGGTCAAGATGCAATGATGAAAAAAGAAAAAGCTGATCTTGATAGAGCAAGTAAACAAACTATGAAAGCTTTAGATATTATGGCAAAGTCTGCTATAGCAGATCAAAAAGCTGAAATTGATATGGAAAAAATTCGTATAAATGCTTTAGAAAAAGTAGCGAATATGGAAGATCTGGATGATAGACAAAGAAGTTTCAAACTTATTGATATTATGATGGATCTATTAAAAGAAGAAATGAAAGGAGAAAAAGATGCCAATAGGAAATAAAGCTTATTCTGTAGCTAAAGGTATTACTGATGGAAAACCTATGCATGTTCCTAATAAAGATGGTGGTCTCTATGGTGATTATACCAAGATGTCACAATCTGAATATGGAAGTAGACCTAAAAAAGGTGTAACTTCAAAATGGGAAGATAAAGCTTGGAAATATCCTTCACCAACTACAGGAAAAAGATAATTTATTTTATAGGTTTATTTTTTTCCTAAATAATCTAGGGTAAATTTTGCTTATCGACTGACCTAGCAGACAAGCCAAGACGATAGGATAATTTTAAGGAGAATAAATTATGGCTAATACGACATTTAAAGGAGCAGTTCGTTCTGAAAATGGTTTTAAACAAATAACTATAGCATCAGGTACAGGTGCTGTAACAACTAATCATACTATTGATAGTAGTGGTAATGTATCTGGTACTGGTACTCTAAAACTTACTGGTGCAGCAAATATTTTATCTGATTATGAATCAATTACAGATGCTACTAAAACAATAACTTCTGCTGATTCTGGTACTATTTTTGGTTTTAATAGAGCAGCAGGTATTGTTGTAACATTACCAACACCTGCAGCAGGTATTGAATATACCTTTCTTGTAGAAACAACTTTTACAGGTGCAGGTCAAATTAAGACAGCAACTACTGATGGTACTGATGGTTTCTTAGGAACAGCATTCTTATTTGATACAGGTGAAGTTGGTGAAACAGATAACTTCCATCCTGCATCATCTAATGATGTTATTGATCTTGGAGCTGTAGAACAAGGATGGCTAACAGGTGGTTATATTAAACTCTTAGGAGTAAATACTACTACTTGGTGGGTTGAAGCATGGCTCATGGGTGATGGCACATTAGCTACTCCATTTACAGATAGTTAAAATTAATAACCAATATTGGGTGGTATTTATTTACTGCCCAATATTTTAAAAAAGGATATAATATGTGGACTAAACCAATAATAAAAGAAATATCTGTTGGATTAGAGATTAACTGCTATATGTGTGCAGAACTTTAATTAAATGGATATTTGGGATGAGGTCGTTAAAGATTTTAATGACGAACTCACTAAACTAAGAAATACAGTTTGTAATGGTCAATCAGATACTTTTGCTCATTATAGACAAATGGTTGGACACATTTATGGAATTGAATGGTCTAGAAATAAATTAACAGATATTGTTAAGAAACGTATCTATGAAGAAGAGGATAACTAATGCAACAGGTTTCATTAGCTAAAACTATTAAGAATGATATGTGGATTACAGAAGAAGAAGAAACTGATCCAAATATCTTACCTGAACTTCCAGGTTTTCATGTACTCGTAAGACCTGTCTCAATTAAAGAAAAGACAAAGGGTGGTATATTATTACCTGATTCAACGAAGGAAGATATGTCCTATCTTACTACAGTAGGACGTGTAATATCTCTTGGAGATTTAGCTTATCAAGATAAAGATAAATTTCCAAAAGGTGAATGGTGTAAAGTAGGAGATTATGTTTGTTATGGAAAACATTCAGGTCAAAAGATAAAATATAAGGGTATTCGTCTTATTTTATTATTTGATGATCAAATTATTATGCGTGTTGAACATCCAAAAGATTTAGATCCTACATTTAATTTACATGCAGGTAGTGCATAAGACTTGCACAAACCTGATTTTTGTAGTATAATATAAAGTATATACGTAAGTCGTATGTCTCGTAAACAGCGAAAGGAAAAACTATGTCTGAAGAAGAGAAAAAAGAAGAATGGGATGAAGTCGTTCCAGAAAAAAAAGAAGAAAAAGAAAAAGTAGAATATGAGGTAGAAGGAGAAGAACAAAAAGAAGAGACTCCACCTCCAAAAGAAGAAGTAAAAGAAGAACCTCCAAAGGAAGAAGTACCTAAAGAGCTTGAAGGTATTGAAACTAAAGGAGCACAAAAGCGAATACGTCAGTTAGTTAAACAACGTAAAGATCGTGATGAACAGATTGCTCAAGTTATACAACAAAATGAACAATTATCACACCAATTAAATCAAGTTCATCAACAATTTACACATATTAATCATTTAAATTTAAATGCTACTGAAAAACAATTAAATGATAAATTAGAACTTGCACGTAATGCTTATAAAAATGCTCACGAAGAAGGTGATTCTCAAAAAGTTTTACAAGCTCAAGAGTTTTTAAATGAAGCACAAAATGATTTAAAATCATTAGGTGCTACTAAAGCACAATTTCAACAGCAGCCACAACAAACTCAAGGTATAGGTCAACAACAACCACAATATCAACCTCAACCTACACCTGATCCTCAAGCACAAGATTGGGCATCAAAGAATACATGGTTTGGTCAGGATAGAGTAATGACTGCTGCTGCATTAGCAATAGATGCAGAATTAAAAGAAGAAGGTTTTAGTCCTACAGATCCTGAATTTTATCAGGAAGTTAATAATAGGATAAAAGAAACATTTCCTCATAAATTTAAAGAGGAAGTTCGTCAGCAGGGATCAACGTCAAAGCCTGCTCAAGTAGTAGCTGGAGCATCTCGCAGCTCTCCAGGTTCTAGTAAAAAAGTTAAACTATCAAAAGAAGATATTCGTTTAGCTAATAAATGGAATGTACCACTTGAAAAGTATGCAGAAGAAAAACTAAAAGCTGATAAAGCTGAAGGTGAGTATACTACAATTAATATGCAGCGTGGAGGATAAAGTTATGACACGAACAAATACACGTAGTTCTGAAGCTCGTGAGAATGTCGATAGAGAAACAACTGAATATACATTTGAAGAGCAAGATACTCTTCATATTCCTGAAGCAGTTACAAATCGTTTCCTAGACGAAGGTATGACTCTTGGTTGGTTAAGAATAACTCTTAAAGGTCAAGAAGATTATAAATATATAGGTAGAAAATTGCAAGAAGGATGGGAATTTGTTAAATCTGAAGATGTTCCTGAACTTGGATCAACATCTGTCGTGAGAGATGAAGGTAGATATGCTGGAGCAGTCTGTCGTGGAGACATTGCGTTAGGTAAAATACCTACTAGAATCTATAAAGCTAGAAGTAAGTATTATAAGGATAAATCTGATAAGTTAATGGATGCAGTTAATTCACAACTTATGAGAGGAAATAATTCTAGAATGCCTATTTCTAATACGAGTAAAACTCAAACCATAAAAGGACGAACACCTAGATTTCAGGAATAGTTCTTTAGCCAAGGAGAAAAATCATGGCAACAACACAAGCGTTTCGTGGTTTCGTTCCTGCTAGAAAAAAAGATGGAGCTTATAATACTGGTTCCTTTACGCAGATTTATTCACCAGTAAGTGGTGGAGACTGTAACAACAAGATCTTTACAGGAGATCCTGTTGTATTACCAGGTGCTAACTTTGCAACCATTTCACCATATATCGCAGCTACTTTAAAACCTTCTGGGGTTTTTGCTGGCTGTTCATATGTGTATAATGGAGAACAAAAATTTGCACGTTACTGGGGTACAGGTACATCTGCTAATGGATATTCAGATGTTAAGTTCTTTCTCATAACTGATCCAAATCAGACATATTACATTCAATGTAGTACAAAACTTTCTGCAGCAGAATTAATGATAGTTAAAAATTATAATGTTACTGTTAGTTCAACTGCAAGTTCTGGAAATACTACAACTGGACAATCGAGTTATTATTTGGATGCAGCTAGTGGAGCTGAATCAGAGAAACAAGCAAGGGTCATAGGTCTAAAGCAAGATGATGGAGAAACTGAAGATTCAGATTCTTATCCTATTGTGGAAGTATGGCTAAACATGCATAGAGATCGCTACGTTACAGCGACTGCATCATCAGCATAGAAAGGATATAGAAAATGGCTATAAATAGATCAAGTATCGCCAAAGAACTCCTTCCTGGACTGAATGCAGTCTTTGGAACTGAGTATGGCGAAGTTAATGATGAGCATAAACCATTATATGAAGTAGAAAATTCTGATCGAGCATTCGAAGAAGAAGTTCTATTTACAGGTTTTGGTACTGCTCCAGACAAAACAGAAGGTGCTGCTGTAAGTTATGATGACGCACAGGAATCATATACAGCTCGTTACGACAACGAAACAGTAGCTCTAGCTTTTGCAGTAACTGAGGAAGCAATGGAGGATAACCTCTATGATACTTTCGCTAAATTACGTGCAAAAGGTCTTGCGAGAGCAATGGCAAACACCAAGCAAGTGAAAGCTGCTAAAGTCTTTAATAATGGCTTTACTGCTGGAGCTTCTGCTATTGGTGATGGTGTAGCATTCTTTAGTGCTTCTCACCCAACCATTTCTGCTGGCAATCAAGACAATAGAGCAACTGCTGCTGCAGTAGCTGAAAGTACTTTAGAAAGTGCAGTAATTCAAATACAGAAAACAAAAGATGATAGAGGTATCCTAGTTGGTGCTTCTGCAATATCTTTACATGTTCCTGTTGACTTACTGTTTACAGCAGATCAATTATTAAACACTCCAGGATCACCTGCGACTGCTGATAATGACATCAACGCTGTAAGACACTTGGGAGTATTTCCAGATGGCTTCTTCGTAAACAGACGATTTACTGATACCAACGCTTGGTTCATTAGATCTGATGTACCAAATGGTACTAAAATGTTTACAAGAACACCTTTACAAACTAAAATGGAACCAGATTTCGATACTGGAAATCTTCGATTTAAAGCACGTGAAAGATATTCTTTTGGTGTTTCAGATTGGAGACAATGGTATGGTAATGCTGGTGCATAAACCATAGTATATGAGAGAGAGTAAGAAATTATTCTCTCTCTATACACTCTAAAGGAAGAAATATGACAACAAATATTACATCAAAATTCTTAGCAGGTACTGGTGTTATTGTAACAACATCTAATACTTCTCGTATTATAGGGATTCATGCATATTCTACAGTTAATGGAACCTTTGCTATTGGTGATAGTGGTGGAGATAAAATAAAATTTCAAGTTCCTGCAAGTGGACAAGCAGATATTTATATAGGAGAAATGGGTATTAGGTGTGATGCAACAGTATGTTGTTCAGCTCCAGGTGCTCATGGTGGCGTAACTTTATTATTAGGATAATTACATGCCAGCTTATTCATATCTTAAAGATGATATAGTAAATACAATAGAAAATGATTCAACAGAATTTTCAGATCATATTCCTTATTTGATTGAAAAAGCTGAAGATCGTTTAATAAAAGAATTAGATGATTCAGGTCTTGATTATTATTCTTCATTTACTTTTACAGCTTCAGATCCAGTAGTAAGTTTACCTGCTGGAGCATTAGTTATACGTAATGTAAATTTTAAAACAAGTGCTTCTTCTAATATTGTACCTTTATTACAACGATCATATGAATATGCAATAGACTTTTGGGGATATGCAAGTGCATCTACTGGTACTCCCAGATACTATGCACGAAAAAATAACACATCAATTTATATAGTTCCTACTCCTGCATCAACATTAACAGGAGAAATTCAATATACAAAACGACCATTAGCTTTATCAAGTGCTACAGGTACAAGTGCAACTACTTCTAATTACTTTAGTGAGTTTTGTTATACTGCTTTATTCAATGCATGTATGATAGAAGCTAATTATTTTATAAAAGATTTTAATACTATTCAAGTTTGGGAAGGTAAATATAAAAATTCCATAGATGGATTACGTAATCAAGCTAGAAGAACAAGACAAGATGATATGGAAACAGCTACCAATCCTACTGGTGGACCT